TGGGCAAACTATCACAGAGATCAACTTAACAAAGCAAATAAAGTATTGACACATTTCAATTCAGACAAGATTGATTGGTGTCATCCAGAATCTTCCGTATCTAAAAACAAACAACGTGAATATAATATGAAAGAACAATCGTATTATGACAAACGTGCTCGTCTTGATGCAATCAGTGCGGCAACAGATAAAGATTGGACTGACTTTTGGAAAGGTGATGCTGCTGATGATGAATTTGATATGATGTTATCTCAGTACGGTTACGAATACACTCCACCAATTCCTAAGAGATATTAACCAATTCAAAAGAGAATCTTAAAAATCTGAAGGTTTGTTAATAGATATGTTAGCATATGCTTGCACTTGGGAGGAACCATGACTCTGCCTAAACAGAAACAAATTGATGAAAGACACATTGAATCAATGAAGATTGCTGTAGAGCAGGCAGGTATCAGGGCAATTCATCCAGATAAAATGGAAGAATTTGCTGAATATCTGGTGAGGCAGGCAAGACAATCTGAATAGTGTCACAGGGAGTCTTGACAGACTCCCTTTTTTTATATAAATTATTATTAGTTAGTTTAACCTCATGAGATTATCACTCGCAGCATTACTTTTAATTGGTGCGACATCTGCTCCCGCATTTGCTGATCATAGGCACGGAAGTATTCGTTATGAAGAGAATTGCTATAGAAATGTAGAGAGATATATTCCAGGTTATTATGATGACTTTGGTAACTGGAGAGATGGTAGAGTAAAAACTACAAGAAAAAGAATCCCTTGCAGTTCACTCTATAATAGTCAGAGAGAAAGACACACTCATGATAGTCACGCACCAGATGTAGGACGAGTTGATGATAACTCTTGCATTGAAGGTTCTGTGCTCGGTGGTATTGCTGGCGGTGGATTAGGTGCTGCTCTGTCTCGTGGCAATGGACGTTGGTGGGCAATCCCTCTGGGTATCGTTGGAGGCAGCATGGTGGGGTGCCAGGTGGACGGTGGTTGAACTGACCACCTTTTCCCCCTTCCACCAGGATCTCCTGTATATTAAAAGAGTCAAAAGCAAACCACTCATGGCAACCCGTTCACGCATCGGCATCGAACTGAAAGACGGTTCTATTCTGTCTGCTTACCACCACTGGGATGGATATGAGTCCTGGTTGGGTCGCATCCTGAAAACTCACTACAATAGCAAAGAACTTGCTGCCGAACTGATTGATGGTGGTGACATGTCATCCTGCTGGAATGATACTGTCTGGGGTAAAGAACGCACCGATGGTCAGAAGTATGGTCCCGAGTATTATTCTGCTCGTGGTGAGAATTGCCCTCCTCGTCTTGATAAAAACCTGGAGGAGTATTTTTCTGACAATGAAGAGTATTCCTATGTCTTCCGTAACGGTGAGTGGGTATGCTACAATATGAATGAGTTCAACGACAAAGACCCTGAAATCGTTGAAATCCCCTCTGGAAACCTTGCTGCTTGATTATCATGACTGAACAAGAAAAGATGAACGCACAACAAATTGCTGAAGAGTTTTGGTTGATGGTTGAACAAGAAGCAGCAGAGAATGAGGTTACTGTGGATTACTATCTTGAAGAGTTCTTCTGTTCATGATATAATCATAAAGTAATCTACACAAAATGATGGCACAAAAGTTTTTCTATCTTGTCGAACATTTCATTCCCTTTCCTCAATCAGAATATGGTGGTATTTGGAATGTGATTGCTGAAGATGACAATGAATGTTTCGATTTGATTGTTGCAAAGGATCAAGAGATGTATGTGGAACATTATCCACAACTTCGTCACAACATTCAAAATGCCCGCACTTATGCTCTTGCAGAAGATGTTAAGTCCGAAATTGTTGAGGAGTTCACTACATGATTGGCAATCTTGAACCAGAGGAATCTGTTATGTCTAAAGGCAGTTGGTTAGGTCAACTTGCCATTGCTCTTGAACAACTTGGTTGGGAAAGAGATGCAAACATTGCCGTAGAAATTGGTGGCACCTGTGTGTCAGGAATTGATGTAGGTGAAAACTACAATGAGAAATGGCAATCTCCTATTGGTACTCGCAAATACAATAAAGATGCATTTATTGTAATCAAGAACCTTGATCGTTCTCCATTTGAACCATCACAACCAAACCCAGATTTGAAAGCACATCATGCTGAAACCTGATATGATTGTCTCTTGGGATAAACATCTCAAGAATGGAAATTTGTGGAGAGTAACTGTTGAACTCTCAATGCAAGATACACCAGGAGAAGAACCTTACATTTATACTGTAGAGGTTCATGTAGTGTCACCCACACAAGCACTGGCACAATACATTGCTGCTACAATGTATCCTGATTATGAGTCACTCTCTGTTGATGATGAACCTATTAAAACTTCCTCATGATTTCCCCCATCAACCCCCTAAAGGATACTCCTACGAAGTCACTGAATATAGGACGAACTTTATTGCTATTTGGATTATCAACCATGGCAGGTTCTCTTATACTGACACACCTCCGAAGTCCATCTGGGGATTCTACAATACAAAAAAATGTGCATATCATGCACCAATCAATTCAACCAAGCACGGAGATCAAGTAGAGATAAGTAACACAAGACCTTATTCTGCAATGAAACTCAATCTTAACCCATTGGAGGCAGCATTTGTATGACTTACCGACCCAAAGTAAATGATTATGTCAAGTGGACAGATTCACTTGGTAAAGTTACTGCGGGTTGGGTGTATTTTTGTGATAAAGAATACATCACTATTGAGATTGGTGTTACATGTAAAGATCAAGAAAATATAGAGGCATGTCCTATACATAGGAAGACTCATTGCTTGGTTTTATGCTATCCAGAGCATTGGCACGAGTTAGAATACGTCAAGAGTAGGAAATGTCAAAAAGAAAAAATGCATGGCGATGGTGGGCAAAGGCAATAGGAGAGAAGGCAAGTAAAGATGACAAAGAATCAGATGTCGTTGCTATTGTACGGACTGTTATATTCTTCACTTATCTCATTACTAACTGTTTTATTGTTTCTGGAGTAATTCGACACTGGAATGATGTACCGAGTGAACTATCTCAAACCAAAGAAGAAAGGTTATGCCAAACAGACAGCAACCTTTCTAAAGATTGAAGACGCAATCTTCTGGGAAGAACATGTAAAGAAAAACCTGGATGCAGTGGACACTCAGATCACTGTCCACTGATTTGACCACTGCCCCCTGATTCCTGTATATTAAAAGAGTCAAACAACTGACACCTATGGATTATTTCATCAACGATCAACAAATTGAAGAACTGGTCAACTTTGATTATGTCTGTGAAGATCTTGCAGACTTGATTGAAGAAGAACAAGACTTCAGCATGAACGAATACCTCAACTCCAACATTGATTACTGATCTAATGAATCCTCCCACCTCCACTGTTAATGTCCTGCCTCATCTTAAAGAACTTCGTGAGAAGTGGAGGCAGCAAGATTTCCGACTCACTAAAGAACAGCAAGAAGAATATGATATTCTCTTGCAAGCACGTCGGGAACGTGTCAAATACTTTTACGACAACGGTTTGGTTCAAGTTGGTCCCAAAGTGACTAAAAAGGCAGAACCAGTACAAGAAGACCTGGACGATTGAACAAGTGGCACAGAGGGTCTCCTGGAGGTCTCTCTGTGCTTTATATTATCTACATCAACGGAACACGAATGACTCTGACCCTGCGACCTCATCAACAACGCATCCTTGATCGTATGCTTGCTTATGCTAAGGGTCAAATTGTTGTCCCTACTGGTGGTGGTAAAACATTGACTATGATTGTTGATACTAAAGATCGTCATGATCGTATCAACAATGGCACAACCACAGTTGTTGTTGCTCCGCGTATTCTTTTGGCAGAACAACTGTGCAGTGAGTTTCTGGAAGTTATTGATACCAAGAATGTGCATGTGATGCATGTTCATAGTGGTGAGACACATCACTATTCTTCTACCAAACCTGAACACATTCACCTGTTTGCTAACACTGCACGAACTGCTGGTGAGAATGTAATCATCTTCACTACTTACAATTCTCTTGATCGTGTTCGTCAAGCAGATATTGAGGTGAATACCATTTACTTCGATGAAGCACACAATTCCGTGAAGAAGAACTTCTTCGGTGCTACTGAGTTCTTTGCTGGTGCAGCAGATCGTTGCTACTTCTACACTGCAACTCCCAAACATTCTCTCACTCCTAAGAAACCAGGCATGAACTGGGGAGATGTTTATGGTCAGGTGCTGTGTAATGTTCCTGCTCCTGAACTTGTCGAACAGGGTTACATTCTTCCTCCCAAAGTTGTAGTCAAGCAACTGCCTTTGATCAAAGGTCGCAAAGTAATGTGGGCAGAGGATAGTGTCAATCTATTGGAAACGATTGATGACAACAACATCGACAAGACTTTGATCTGTGCGCGTACTACCAAGCAAATCATTGGACTGATCAGCAACTCTGACTTTTGTGTTCAACTTGCACAACGTGGTTATTCTTGGATGACGATTACATCCAAGACTGGTGCAATCATTGACGGTAAGAAGGTCAATCGTGAGCAATTCTTTGAGACTCTCAATGCATGGGGCAAGGATTCTTCTAAGAAGTTTGTTGTGATTCACCACAGTATTCTGTCTGAAGGTATCAACGTCAATGGACTGGAAGCAGTCATCTTCATGCGTAACATGGATTACATTGGTATCAGTCAGTCTATTGGTCGTGTGATTCGTTTGGGTGCAGATACCAAGACGTTTGGTCTTGTTTGCATCCCAACTTATGACTCCGTTGGTATCAGCACCGCCCGTAAAGTTCAGGCAGTTGTTGATGTCGTGTTTAATCAAGGTCAACCTGCAATTTCAGAGATCAAACGATGAATTACACCAGAGAACAACTAATTGATGCACTTCAACGGGAGTATGAGTATCTAATCCACGATGATTATGAACCATTTGAAGATATGACAGCAGAGGAACATTTCGAGTGGTTGCATACTCTATCCGATGAAGATCTGATCGAAGGGACATGCACCGATGAAATATATTCTCTTAAAGAATATATGAATCACTGGGGGTAGTGTGCCAGTTGGTCAAACTGTCCACTAATCTCCCCACAGGGATCAATCTTCTGTATATTAAAAGAGTCAAAGGAGCACAACCTCATGCATCTCATCGACCATCTTGAAACCCAAGTCGAGTGGGGCAAAGTGTTTGGAATCGTGGATTCTCTCTACACTGATCCAGGATTCTCTTCCAACGCTGATAATTTTGCCCGTGCAACTGCTGTTGAAAAAGCACTCGCAAAGTATTCTGGTCTCATTCGTGTAGATCAGACTGGTTACGATTTTGTCTACAACGATGACAAGATCGAAATGAAAATGGGCAAGAATTTGTTCTTCAAACGTAAGGACATTCATGCCACTAAGAAGTTCAAAGTCAAATCTTTTCTCAGTGAAAAGAAAACCGTTGAAGATTTCAGGCAAACTAAAACCTTCGACTACATGTTGGTGGTAGATCTTACTGCTCGTCGTGTGGTCGTTGTTGAGGATGAGAAAGCACGATCTTTGTACCAAGAGGGTGCAGATGGTGCTATGATTGAACTCAAACTCGGTGATTACTATGAGTGTGATCTTGGGAAGTTCAATGTAGTCAAACCTCCCACACTTTTGTCTGAAGGTATCAACAACGCAATCGAATCTTACCTGGAGTTCTGATCAATGAAAAACACACACTTGCAACACCCCGAAGATTCTATTCTGACTGGTGATCTTACTGTCCTGGATTGGTTCCTTGCTGAGAGTGATCTTTCCGTGAAGATTGACGGTTCTCCCGCTATTGTTTGG